GCTTCAGCTGTTGACATACCAGTACCTCTTTTGTAAGCACCAGCAGGATCATCATTCAATAAACCTGGATTAGTTCCAGTTTGAGCGGCACCTGAATTTACAGTTGAATCACCAGCAGCATTTCTACTAGAGAAATCTGTATCAGCTTCATCAAATAATGCCTCGTTACCAGATTGGTTAGTGTATCTGCTTCTCATAGCAAATATTAAACCAGTTGGACCAGTCATTGGTTGTACGCCAGCAATATCGTAAGCGATAAGGTTTGGCATTGCTCTTCTTACTAACGAAATTAGGATTGGATCCCAATTACTGATTGATGCACCAGTAGAGTTAGTAGGAGCTGCTTCACTTAAAAAAGCATTGTCTTCTTTAATTGCTCTTTCTTGGTTTTCCAAGATAGTAGCAGTAACGGCACGTCTGTAAGAATCCGTGATCTTTGGAAGATCAGCGTGTTCTAGGACTGGCTGCCATTTTTTTTCGTAAGTTTCAGATAAGTACATATCTTTTTCTCTCCCGTATTATTATTTTGACAACTTAATGTCTTTTGTTTTACTTATAGCGGCGGTATAAGCAGCCATAGCATTAGATAAATCTTCAGGTTGTGAAGATTCGCCTGCCGCTACATCATCTATCTCATTACCACTAGCTTCGACTTTTTTACCGAAGTAACTTTCTTTAATAGTAGCTACTTTTGTTCTAAAGTCTTTTTCATTAGAATACTCAACTTCTTCATCAAGTTTGTTGAATTTCTCCTTAGCAGTATCAGCTAAATCTGAAGACGCCTCATCAATGATGTCTTGTCTTTTTAATTCGCCTACTGTTTTGTTGATTTCAACATTCTTTTCGATTTGTTCGTTAAGTTTCTTTTCAAGCTCTTCAATTTTGCTTGCTTGGTCTTCCAATACATTGTATTTCTCATCTGGAACATCAATGTAATGGTCTTCAAACAATTTCTTTAAGCCAGAAATAAAGTCTTCAGCGATCTCGCCTTTGATTCCTCTTTCGATTGCGATAGAGTTCTCTTTCATCCATTCTTCAACTACGTAGTTTAAGTATGAATCAACTTTTTCAACGAGTTCAGCTTTATGAGCTTCAGTTTCTTCCTTTAATTTTTCTTCATAGCTAGCATTCATCTTTTTCTTCATTTCTGAAACTTTTGATTTCAGAGCTGCTTCAAAGATTGTAGTTGCTTTTGCTTTAAAGTCTTCAGATAAGTCTTCGTCTTTAGTTAAAGCGTCAACGTCTGCAGATACGTCAATTAAATCTTCTTCAGATTCTTCTTTCATATCTTTTTTCTTTTCGTCTTCGTGTGACATCTCTTTTTTATCTTGCGATTTTTTAAGAGCGTCTAGTGCTGCTTTTGGCATTTCACCTTCTTTAACTTCAGATTTCTTCTCATCCGATTTAGTTTCATCTTCCTCTTTTAGCTTAGGCATAGCGTCAGCTGAACCTTGAGCTTTTTGTTGAGGATCACCAGAAACTTGTTTTATTTTCTTTGTGGCGTCAGGATTGCTGTCAGTTGGTTTTACAACTGCTGAGCCTAAATCTTCAGCATCATTTTTCAGATGTGAAGGTTCTGCCGCTACAGCATTCTTTTTTGGAGCGTCAGCTTGTGGGTTAGCCATAGCTTCACTCACTGCTTCCTGTTCCATCGCCTCAATAGTTTTTTCTGTTTCGGCCATTGAAAATCTCCTTTTTTTCTTTATAAACGTTTATAAATTTTCTTTGTAGATATATTTATAAAACTATAGTTTTTTAAGAAACGATTCGAAGACTTTTAATTTAGCTTCTTCTAATGCTCGCTGTCTAGCGGTACGGATTTGATTTTTCCAAGATTCTATGTCTTTTTCCTTGAGTACACCATTGTCCCAAACCCATTCTTTACTTTCCATAATGCCTTCAACGAAAGCGTCTGGAGCAGATGGATCTGCTACTATATCAGCGGCCGTAGCTAAGTAAAAGTCATCTTTTACGTAGTTTACACCGTTTCTTTGTATTAAAGACCCCATACCTCGACTAGATACTCCTAATTGAGCACCCTCGTCAATAAGACCTTTTACGATCTTTCCGTATGGTGTGTCCATAATCTTTGCTTCACCAATAAAATCTTTTCCATCAGGATAGAGTTTTTTCACCATATGTGATACTCTCTCCAAGTTAACTGTAGGTCCATCTGGATGGCCTAACTCACCAAAAGCTCTATTTTTATTGATAAATTCTTTATTATATCTATTCACTTCTCTAACCAAAATCTCTCTTGGATAGACTCTTCCATTTCTATTTTTGATATCTGATTGTAAAAAAACACCTCTAATCTTATAATCTCTTTTACCGTTGTTTTCTTCAATAAGATATTCGGCGTGTTGTACTTCTTCGGAAATAAGTTTCATTTTTCTCTCTCTTACTTATATTTATAAACTTTTTTATCTAAACTCAACAATAATTGTATAATTATCGCCATTAGCAAAGTTTCTTGTACTTAATAATACATCACCAGTTGCCGTTGTGGCATTGTTTGGAATTTCATCTCCAGCTGGTCTTAAATCCCAATAACCTTGACCAGATAGAAAAACAGCAGAAGCGTTAGTAGCACCTGCCCATATTAACTCTACACCAGACTTACCATTTGCTGTATTAACTGAAAACCAAATCTTACTAATCTTTCTATTACCATCTTCGGTCATAAAAGTAGTTTCTGAAGCGTCAACTTTTCGTACTAAAGTTTCTCCAGTACCATCTGAAAAGTTAGTTAATTTAGTTACAAATTTTACACCAGATGTATCTGCTATTGTTTGTGTTGTTACTGTATCAGCCATTTGTATAACCCGATTCTTTATGTGCCTCTATAACGACATTATATTTTGTTACGTTAGAGTCACTCGTTAATAAAACATCTCCTATTACGTCTTTAATTTTTTGTTCGTTAGGTTTAAGGCCGTAATTACCTCTACCATTTACTATAACTTTTTTTGATGTATCATTCTTAAAAAATACAGTTACATCTCCTGTGCCAACAACTTCGTATTGTATGTTAGCAATTGAAACTTTTGGTTCACTTGAAGCGTTGTTTGAATTAACAACATCTACAAGTTTCTGTTCTGTTTCACTACCTACACCATTAGCGTTAACAATAATTTTAAAACTATCATCAACTAACTTGGTCGTAGATATGGTCATAATTAACTTCTTGGTGAACCTACAGCGCTAGCGTGACCGTCAACAATTGTAATTGTATCAGTCGGTGCTTTTTCAATAATAATTGAATCTCCAGCTGCGTGTAAGTAAATGTTTCCTAGTGTTGTACCAGAGGCATTTTTTACAACAACTGATTGAGTAGCTCCTGTAGCAACACAATGTACAAATTGAGCATTACCAATATTATTTGCATTTGGATTGTTTATAAACTCTCCTTTAGCGATAACTGTTGCCATTTTATTTTTCTCCTAATTGTTCTAATATTTCTTTATCAAAATATTTTTCAAATTCTTCTAAATTGATATTATGAAATTCTGATACTTTATTAACAGCACCTTCAAATTTCGTAATAATATCTCCAGTTTCTTTTTCTATCAATTTAAAAACATCACTTACTGCTTCTTTCATTAAAGGACTTAAATCCCTAAATGATTGTGAATCAATTTCTAAATTTTCTTTAACTATTCTGCTCACCTGCATTTTCAACACCTTGAGTTAAATCTATTTGTGCCTCTCCATCAGCAGATTGAGCTGCTGTTGTTGTAGGCGATATTGAACCGTCAGGATTAAAAGTGCCTGGATCAGCTATTGTTGGTTTAGGGTCACTAAAACTAGCAGCTACACTATTTCCATTAAACAAATTACCTGCTATATCTTTTCTAGCATTGTCTAAAGCACTTGCAACTTTATCTCTTAAAGCTGCTTTAAAAGCTTCACCAGCATCCGTGTTATCACCTTGTGATAATTGGTCGATAAAGTTTTTTGTATTGTCATTTATATCTGTCATAATTACTCCTTTTATAAATTATCTGTATCAGATGATTGAGCTGTTGGACTTGCAATAATACCATCATCAATTTCTTTTTTGATTTGAGCATCCATTTCCTCAATATCTCTTTCGTTTTGTTTAAGTACATTTTTTCTAACATACTCTACTGAAAAGAATTTACCAATGTAATCTCTCATCTCATTGGCCAATGCTAATCTTTCTCTTAACATTTCTGTCTGTTTTAATTCAGCGAAATGGCCGTCTTGTAAAAAGTCATAGTTCATACTATCTCTTACAGTATACCAATCGTCTTCATTTATGATACCTTTTAAGATTAACTGTGTTCTTA